TCGTGGCTCCAATTGTAGAGGATAAAAAGTGGATTGGAAAAGTAGAAGAAAAACATCAAGGAATTATAGAGTATTCCAATAATTTTCTTGAATCAATAGGAGTTTTTCCTGGAGATAAAATTGCCTTTAAAGAAGATTCCGAATATGAATTTATCATCGAAGGAAAAAAATTGTACAGAATGAGAAACAACTGCATTTTAGCAAAACTTGAATAGAAATTTTTAACGATAAACAACGTAGTTATGCCAACTCCAAAATATAATTTCACTGTAAGTAATGGTCAATTACTGGTCGCATTAGATAATTCTGTTCCTGATTTTACAAATAGTGAAGTCCTGGAATACAGAGCTGCATCTGTAGATTTTTCTAACCCTATTAGTCCACAAGAAACAAGAAAAATAATTCTTTATAATTTCGGAGTGTATAGAAAAGAATTTATTTTTGAAAACTTTAAAACCATCGGAGGAGCTGTACCTACAAATATATCAAATGCTTATGATTTATTAAAAGCTTTAATTCCTTCTCCTGCAGGGAATGGTTCTGGAACATTAAATACGGCATTTACAGAAGAAACTTATTCATCCACAATGTCAATACCATACAATCCTGAACAACCTAATTTTGAAATAACTTTAGCAGGTAATCTTAATTTGACCGTGACAGGGACAGTAAATGGAGATTCTGGAATGGTTAATATCTATTCAAGTGCTTCTGAAACAATAGTTGTAAATGGATTAAAAGGGTTGTCACTAATAGGTGATGGTTCATCACAAATGATACCAATATACTTTATTCATAGTACAGATGGAATTAGATGGTATGACGGACGTGAATCTACTGGTAGCTTGGTTGACACATCAAATTTAGCTGAATCTGTAGGAACAACTTTATGGCATGATTATGTAGGTAGCTCGACAGGTACAGTTACAAGTTCTGGAACAAGCTGGACAGGAACTGGTACAGCTTTGACTAATGAAATGATTGGGGCAAAAATATTTATAGGTAGCGAATCTTTAATAATTTCCACATTAAACACAGGCGCACAAACGTTCACAACTAGTACAGCATTATCATCAGATGTAACTAATTCGGCTTTCGAAATAAAATTTAAAGCCTATAAAATAAATTCTGACGGAACACAAGAAATTTTTAACGCTGAAAATGGAAATAGGAATGCGTACTATGAATTAAGTGGTAACATTAAAATCCAAAATACTGACTTTAGTCCAAACGGAAACCTTCAGAATTCGGCTTTTTATAGTCGTTTTGGGCATCATAATTTTCAATCAGGTTACCATTATGTGACTGAAATTTACACAGTGGCTACGTTACCAACACCATCATCTAGCGTAGTAGCTTATGCAACGGTAACCGATGCTTTAACACCTGTTTATATGGCAACAGTAGTGGGTGGAGGTACAGTAGTTACTCCAGTGTTTTGGAACAAGTCTAGTTGGGTGTGTCACTAAAAAATAAATTATGAGAAATATAATTTGTCAGCTTTTAAAAAAGAAAAGAAGAATTGTTACATCAATTCCAATTGTACAAAATCAATTAGAAGAAATTGAGTATTTTAATGCGTATTTATTACCATTAAGTGAAAAAGCTAATATTCAAAGTGCTTTAAATACTTACGGTGCTGTACGTTTAGAAAAAGGTGATTATTCAGGTGTACCAATTACTTTAACAAGTAATCAAAAATTATTTGGACACCCGTCTATATCATCCACTTCGAATATTACAATAGCTGCAGGTAGTAGTAATGTGATTATAGAAAATCTTGAACCAGCACCAGACCAAGTTCTTGAAATAACATTTCAATCAGGAGGTACTATTTCAAATTGTTTAATAAAAACAATGAAATATTGCGATATATATGCTACAAATGCCACAATACAAAACAATAAGTTTATAAATATTGTTGGCGCAATAAGATTTGATTGTAGTAGTTCAGGATATTTTAGAAATAACAGGATAATTAAACATCAAGTACAGGGAACTTCTAACATGATTGTTATGAAAGGAAATAGTACAACTCCTAGCTATGGTAATGTAAATTTACATTCTAATTATCTGACTTCAACTGGAGCAACAACAGATATTAGTAATTTACAATCATCTACATTTATAGGTATTGATTGTGAATCTTATGGAGGTCTTACGAGAGAGTTATTTTACGCTCAAAATATTGGCAGAATGAATATTGCCACCATGCACGGGGGAATGCTATATGCAAGTGGTTTAGGCTATTATAACATAGAAGCAGATAATTTATTGAGTATTTTTAACGCAGGAAATAGTAACACTCAATCTAAAATTGCACCACAAACAAACTACTTTAATACATTTGCTTACACTCAACCTTTAAGAACAACAGGAACTGTTACTGGATTTTCACTTTATTCAGATATTAATACAAATGAATTTATGTATAATGGTTCTATAGCTACACCAATTGCAGAACCAACAGAGGTAACTAATTTTATTTTAGGGACTCAATATACTCCTTGGTCAAGACCTGTTTTTGAAACACTTCCAAATCCATTAGGAGCAAATTGGAAATCAGAAAGAGTAGGTAAACCTGATAGTACAAGTTATATTCAAAATTTAATCAACACTAACGGGGTTGCAGATTTACCAGAGGGTGTTTTTTATATTAGTTCAACTCTAAACATTCCATTTGGAAAAAAAGGAATTGTCGGTAAAGGTACAGGAAAAACTGTAATATGCGGACTTACTGATGATTTTAATTTACTAACTGTAGATGCAGATGAATTCGGAAGTTTTGTTCTTTCTAATCTAACCTTACAAGGTGGATTAGCAGGATTATATATTACGGCAGAATCTACATTCATGGCGTATCAGAATATTAATTTTATAGTTTTTAGAGACCAAACTTATGGTATTCAATTACATGAAATGTTTGGTTTCGATAATAATTTCCTAGATAATGTATCTTTCGTAAACTGTGTAAAAGGTTTATTTCAAAACCCTAGAATTCCTTATATACCTAATGTATTAGAAGGTAGTAGTTACGTAGATAAAACGGTATTTTATAAAAATCAATTTATAAACTGCGAAATTGGATTATCTATGGTAGCTACGAGACCAAATAATATGAATGCTTGGATAGATTGTAAATTTGATGGAGGAAATCAAGCCTTCAATGGTGGCGGTGATTCTGTTTTCTTCGCGAATTGTGATTTTAAAAATTATGTTGGACAAAATGTAATAGACATTAATTCATGCTCTCTATTTAACGTAAAATTCTCTAATAACAATACAATTGGCAGTACACTAAATTCTATATATACAGATATTGAGGGATGTGAGTTTTTAGATACTTCGGATGTTTTTACAGCTAATGCTGATAATAATATAAAATGCAACATTTTCAATTCAACTATAACAGGGAATGTATTAGCTGGAGTAAGCAGACAACCTATAGGATTATTTGCCAATAATAATTTATTATCAAATCCTAGCTTAAGTAAGGTATTAGTAAATGTAAAAGGAGGCACAACTACTGTTCTTGTAGATTCAACTCCTACACCTTACCCACAATTTTTAGTAACACATTAAAAACGACAACAAACGTTTGTTGTCGGATAAAAATTTATAACTTTGAAATATATTAAACGCTAAAACATAAAATAATGCCAACTCCAAAATATAATTTTTCAGAAAACAACGGACAATTACTTGTAGAATTAGACAACACCAGTAATTTGTGGGATAACGAAGAAAAAAAAGAATATAGAGCTGCGTCAGTTTCATTATTCGGAAATAAAATATATCTTACCAATTATGATAGAGATAAAAAAGATTTTTTGTTTGAAAATTTCGGAACTATCGGTGGCGTTGCGCCAAGCAATTTAGATGATGCATATACTAAACTATTGGCTTTAATTCCAGCTGGAACAATATAATAAAATATGCGTGGATTAAGCGAAGAAATAGAATTATCGATACAAAATGCCCTTGAGGGTATGGTATTGACCGTTGACATTTTAGAGGTTGGCGATGAAAAACTATCTAATCTTGTTAAGTCCAGAATCGAATCTTTTACCGCTATTAAAGAATTGCTTGTTTCGTGGCAAAACAGTCCTAACGCTCCAAGTCACGAAAAATTAAAAGGATACATAATTGACCTTGTTGAAGCAGGAGAAAACTCCATAGAAGTTCTACGTAAAGCATTAAAAAAGAAAATTAACTTTGACGAATTAGATGCTGATAAATATGGTAATGCCATTAAGTCAAAACCTATTATTTTAAAGGCAATTACTGATATTAATGCCGGAAACATAGAACTTCAAAATCAAATTGAAGCAGACAAATTTGACCTTCAAGAGAGAGATTTCAAAAGAGGTTATCCTGAAAAGTATGCCAATGGAGAGTTTTACCCTTTAAAAAACTATCACAAAGAATGGTATGATGCGGAGAAAGACGCAATAATGATTTGTCCTCTTGGAACCAAAGGGGAAGTTATTACGCTTGATGGATTAAATATTATGTTGCCAAAAAAACCAAAAAGGAAAGAAATTCTTTTTGAAAAATATGCTCCAAGTGAACAATATTGGAGAAGACAAGAAATGCCAAAAGGATTAAATCCTGATACGGAAGCAGCATTTACCGATTATATTTTAAAGGAATTCAAAAGAAGAAGAGAAGGCGTTTGGTTTATGAATAATGGAGAGGCTGTATATCTTACTCCTGCTCATTATATGGGTTTACAATGGAACGAAATGCTTGAAACAGGAGGTTATAAAGATTTCCGAATGGCACAAGCTAAAATGTACTATTTCGCACAGGCTTGTATTGTTGACACAAGAAGTGTTGGAATGTTTTTTACAAAAGGTCGTAGAACAGGATTTACGGAAATGGCGATTGACCATTTGGTAGATGTTTCAACAAGTACAAGAAATGCAAAAATAGGTATCACTTCTAAATCAGATAATGATGCTTCTTCTGTTTACTTGAAATATTCTTATGTTATTCAGAATTTACCATTTTTCTTTCAGCCAGTAGTTAAAGGAAAAATTGATGATGTGAAGAAAATGGTTTTCGGTAAACCATCCGACAATTCAAGAGCAAGTAAAAAACTAAAAGACAATTCAACAAGAGATTATCTAAATACAACCGTAGATTATAGAGCAACAGCAACACTAGCTTATGACTCCATTAAACTAACAATGTATCTTGGAGATGAAGCTGGAAAATGGGAACGTCCTAATAATTATGTTGACCATTGGAACAATATTCGTCCTACAATGGTACAAGGAGGTAGAGTAGTTGGAAAGGCATTTATTGGTTCTACTTTGAATCCAATGGATAAAGGAGGAAGTCAATTTCAGACATTAGAAAAAGGTTCAAATGTTTTGAAAAGAAATGACAACAATAGGACCGTAACAGGTTTGTATTCATATTTCTTACCAGCACATCATAACGCAGAAGACTATACGGATAGATACGGAATTTGCCATACAACAGTAGAATTAGGAAAGAGTTTTGTTAATGCTAAAGGAGAACTAAAACTAATAGGTGCTTTACAGTATCTTGAAAATGAATTCAAATCAGCAAGAGCATTAGGAGAAAAATATTATTGGAACGCAAGACGTTTGGATCCGATTACAAAAGCAGATGCTTTTCGTGACGAATCAGTTTCGACTATTTTTGACGAACAGAAAATAAATGACCAATTAGATTATAATGAGCTTTATGACGTAAAAAAAACACTTACTAGGGGAAACTTCTCGTGGGAAAACAATGTTCCTGATAGTAGGGTTATTTGGACACCAACAGAAAAAGGAAGGTTTTTAGTCGGGTGGATTCCTCCGGAAGATATGCAGAATAAATGGGAAACCAGGAGAAATGAATTTGGACACGTTTGCAAACACCCTTCCAATGATGATTTAGGAGCTTTTGGAGTAGATACTTATGATATTGATTCCGTACAAGGCAGTAAATTGGAAGACACAGAAAATGGTTCAGAACACAGTGGAGGTTCAAAAGGCGCAATGTTAGGACTTACAAGGACTACACTGAAAAATGCACCAAGCAATTATTTCTTTTTGGAATATATTACAAGACCTCAAACGGCAGAAATATTTTTTGAAGATTGCTTAATGGCTTGTGTTTTTTATGGAATGCCGGCATTGATTGAAAATAATAAAACTAGGTTTCTGATACATTTTAGGAATCGAGGATATAGAGGTTATTCTATAAATCGTTTTGACAAAGCAATGAACAAGCTTACTCAAACAGAAAAAGATTTGGGAGGAGTTCCTAGTTCAGGAGCCGATATTATTACGCAACATTGGACAGAAATAGAAAGTTACATTGATAAATATGTTGGTTATTACGTTCAAGGACAAAACACTTTTGCCACAAGAAATGAAGGAGAAATTGGAAGTATGCCGTTTGACAGAACTTTACGTGACTGGGCGAAGTTTGATGTTTCAAAAAGAACTAACTTTGATGCGACAATAGCTTCTGGATATGCGATAATGGCTGTGAACCGTAAACCATATTTAGCACCATCAGGACCAAAAAAAGCAGTAGCAATAAAATTTGAAACATATAATTAGTTATGACAGATACTAAAGAATTTAGAATATCACAAAATATAAAGCCACCAAGCCAAACGGATAGTTTTGTTACTAAATCTAGTCGTGCTTTTGGTAAGGCTGTTGGAGATATGATTATGTCCGAATGGTTTTATAGAGGACAAAATGGTACTTGTAGATTTTACACAAACCGAAACACTTTTTATGAGCGTAGGATTTATGCCAACGGACTAGTAGATATGACTAAATACTATCCTAAATTGGGTACGAATGGAGATGTTTCGATGTTAAATTTAAGCAAAAAGTCACTTTCTACAATGCCTAAAATTGTGGATTTGGTTGTAAACGGAATGGTAAACAGACCATATACTATTGTTGCAAAAGCCATTGACCCAACCTCTCAAGAAGAGAAAAGAGCCTACGTACGAAAAATAGAAACGGAAAGAAACGCAATTCCTATTACTCAAAAGATAATGGCGGAAACAGGTATTGATGTTTCCGAAATGCCAATAGATGAAATCCCTCAAACACAAGAAGAGTTGGATATTCACGTTCAAATGAATTGGAAACCTTCAAATTGTCTTTCAAATCAATTGGCTATCGCTGCCGTAATGGAAGAAAACGAATATAATACTGTAATTGACCGTCAAATCAAAAGAGATTTAGTCGTAGATGGTATTGGGTGCAATAGAACAAGATTAAATTCTTCAAAAGGTATTGTAATTAGTAGAATCGATGGTGCAGATTTAGTTTACTCGCAAACCAAAGACCCTTATTTCAGAGATTGTTCGTATAAAGGACACGTTGAATCTGTTTTATTGAGCAGTATTTTTGTTGAATATCCTGAATTGCTAACTGCGGACAATGGAGAAATTAAAAAAGAAATTGAGCAATCAGGAAGAACTTGGGGCATCTACCAAGCACTTTCTTCGGACGATACGTTAAAAGGAACTGCCAATCTACTTAATTTTACTTATAAAACTTTTAGAGAAAGAGCAACTAAAGTAAAAAAGAAAACCAATGGCGAAACAATAATCGACAAAGCGGACGAATTTTTCGACCCAAGCAAACAGAATAAAAAAGACAAATACATTAGAAATTCTATTGTAGAGGAAGTTTTGTTTGAGGGAGTAATGGTTCTTGGAACAAATATTTTGTTGAAATGGGAATTGTCAAAATCTATGACAAGACCAAAATCAAATAACAGAAAGGTTTGCGAACAATATCACATCGTAGCACCTAACTTTCAAGATGGAATTATTTCAAGTTTAGTAGGACGAATGATGCCTATTGAAGATAAAAGAAATATTACTGAATTAAAAGCAGAGCAAA